TCATCGGTAGCGCGGGCGCCAGCCAGTGTCTTCCTGCTTGGTCTGCCGCGGCACTGGTCGGCAGTTCCTGCTGTGCATGTACACGGTGGGTACGACGCCGGAAGCGGCCTCGGGTATGAACGAGTCGCGTTCCTCGCCCGGGTGAATGGGCCTGTGGCAGCGGTCGCAGGTCATGTCCGCACCTTCCTCGGCCGGTCTGTCAGACCGAACCTCTCCGCGCAGTCGGGGCAGGCGAACACGTCGGTGCTCATGTCGTGGGCGCCACGGAACCCCGTGGCCCGTCCGGCTCGAACCGCGCCCCGCGTCAGCCGCGTGGAGCACCAGACGCAGTTCCAGCCGCGGTACTGGCCCGGGGTCAGGTCGGTGGCGTCAGGGATCTCAGGGGGCTGGTTCACCGTTTCGCAAGGAGGGCGCCCGGCCGCGCTCACAGCCTCCCGCCCCGGGATCGCGCGTTGGCCTCCGCTACGCCGGCACTCAAAGCCTCGGAGACCGTCAGCGGTCGTAGTTTGTCCGGGAGGGCGTCCCATTCCCGTCCGCCGCCGATGGGTCGCAGCTGGACGTACGGGCCTTCGTGCCCCATGACCTTGCCGACCCGGTTGCGGGTGGTGTCTTCGACGGTTTCGCCGATGTCCGGCTTGCGTACGGTCATGGTCATCAGGCCTCCCCCAGCGGGAAGGGCTGGGCCTGGGCCCACTGGCATGTTCTGGCACAACTCATGGATGTCTCTCCCGACCCGACTCGGTGTGACTGGCCACCATCGTGGGAGTGACAACCCGCCAATCTCATACAGCCTTCGCGAACCGGGCCGTATATTTTCGGCATGAGTAGTCGGGGACTCTGGGCAGACGTCGGACTGCGTGCCGCTTGGGCGCGCGCTGACTGGGCTGCCGTCCTCTACGAGTACCGGCGCGCCGCCGGACTCACCCAGGTCCAACTCGAAGCGCTCGTCGGGATTCCGCAGCCCCACATTTCGGCTATCGAGTCACGCCGCCGCAAAGTGAAAACCGCGGAGGTGAAGGCTCGCATCACTGAGGGGCTGCAGGTGCCGCAAGAGCTGAGGGCCGCCGGGCAATCCGAGGCCTACGCCGCATGGGATCCGACCGGCGAGTTGCGGGAGCGTCTCGCCCACGGGCACGCGACCGGGCGCACTGATCTGCGGACCGCGCACTGGATCGGCGTCGTCCTCGCGGAGCACCGGCGTGCCGAAGACGAACTGTCCGGCCCGGACCTGTGGCCCGTCGTACGGGCCCAGTTGGACGCGGTCACGAAGCTGATACCGGACACGAGCGGGCGTGCAGCGGACCGGCTGATGCTGCTCGCTGCGGAGCATGCGCACTGGCTGTCGTGGGTGGCGTGGGAGCAGCAGCACCGCGGCCCGGCCCTGGCGTGGATCGACCTCGCGCACGGTTGGGCTGTTGATGGCGGGCATCCGGACATGGCGTCGTGGGCGCAGCGCGTCCGCGCCTACTACAGTCTGACGGCCGGCGACCCGGTGCGGGCGCTCAGGACGGCGGAGGCTGCACGGTTCGCGGGCCCGCGTCCGTTGTCTCCGGCCGCGGAGGCGGTGGCGGTGCATCAGGAGGCGATGGCTGCCGCGCACCTTGGCGAGCGGGACCGTGCCCGCCGGCTCGCGGAGGAGGCGCACGGGCTGGCTTTGCGGGCGCCGGATGAGGGTGAGCGTCCGGGCTGGTTGTACTGGCTGGATGCCACCAGGGCCCGGCTTCAGGCGGCGGATGCGGCGTACGCGTGCCAGCAGTGGACGGATGCGGCGTCCGGGTTCCGGGAGGCGCTTCCGGCGCTTGCCGGGTTCCCGCGTGATCACGCCTACTACCGGTCCCGGTTGGAGGATGCGGAGCGCCGGGCCTAGGCGGGGGTCCAGTCGCGGATGATCGGCTGGTCGCCGGGCTTCAGGTTCGCGGCGGTGCGCACTGCTTGGGCGACGTCGTGGTGGTGCGGGCCGTAGGAGAGGATGTCGCCGCCGCCGATGACGCCCACGGGCTCAGGATCAGCGAGTTCGACGACGACTTCCCCGGCTTCGAGGTCGGCGGGCTCGTAGTCGTCCGGGCCTGTTCCGGCGGGGAGGATGCGGTAGGTGACGCGGTACAGCACGCGGGGCTCCTCCGGGCAGTGGAGCGCCTCCGAGGCGTCGGGGCCTCGGAGGCGATGCGGCTCAGCATAGCGGGCGGGTGCGGGGGCGGGGAGGGCTGGTTTTGGTCGGGTGGCCGATGAGTCTTTCGCTGGTCTGCTCGATAAACTGAGGCCATGCCCCCCAACCCCTTGGCCCTTGGCCTCGCACGCTCTGCTGCGGTCGTGAACGAGGAGATTCGTGCGCTGGTGATCGGGGCTGGCGGTCGCCTGTATGGGGATGCTCGGGTGGAGTATGAGCGGCTTCGGGATGAGTGGGTGCAGGCCACGGCGGCGGAACGGATCGACGTCGTGAAGGCGGCGTAGGCTGACAGGCGGGTGCCCCGATCGCTTCCCTCGGTCGGGGCACCGCTACTGGTCGACGCAGTTGCGCGACCCCTCAGGAGTTCTCCCGTCCAGCCCGCGCTGCGGCGACCGCAGCATCCTGTGTTTCGAACTTGCCGCCAGACACGTTGCGTACCGTGCGCCCCTCGCCGAGGTAGAAGGTGGCCCACCACTGGCCGTTCGGCTCCTGCCAGACGCGGCCGATCAGGTCGTCGGTCGCACGGTCGTGCACGAAGAAATTGTCGGGTGCCGCTGGATCCAGTCGAACGGCATTGACGGCGTCCGTGTTCACGTGATTTCTCCTCGGGGCAGGGTCTGCTGTTCGTCGGGCAGGATGCGATGGAAGCCGGCGTCGGCCATGTCGGGTGCGCTCCACTCCTGGTGGTGGCCGTCCTCGTGGGCGAGGAGGTAATACATGTGGTTGTCGCCGGAGACGGAGGCGGGCCCGTGCTTCCTGTCCTTGCCTTGGGCCCCGGCCTTGTTTGCGACCCAGGACTCGGACACTGTCCACGTGCCGCAGGGGTTTCGGAGCCTCTCTCCGAGGGTCAAGCTCCCCCGTTGGGTCGGGGGGATTGGCGACCGCTCAGTTTGGTTGGGTGTTTGCAGAGTCGCTACCGCCTTCTCCTGGTGCCGCAGACCCGGCTCGCTGATGCTCGTCTCGTGGCCCCTTGAGTCGCACAGCGTGTAGAACCATGGGATCGCTTTCGCGGCCTCGTCGGAGAACAGGCGACGATCCCCCCAAGCCATGATCTGGTCTGTCCTGCGTTGAGCGACGACCGTGAGCGGCTCGTCGAACCGGTTGTACACGACATGGCCCATGGCGAACTCGGGCTCCGGGTAGTCCGACACGTCTTCTCCCTGCTTCGGCACTGTTTCTGTTTAACAAGAATGACCCGCCGCACGGCTCTTGTCAACCCGTCACCACAGATGGATGGTAGATTCTGTTAAACACAAACCGAGGGGGAACGATGGCACGACCCGCCACCGGACAGACCAAAGTCATGGGCTTCCGCCCACCCAAGCAGCTACGCGACGAGTTCGAAGCCCTGGCCGCCAGCGAGGACCGCACACCCTCGGACGCGCTCGTCGAAGCCATGCACGACTGGGTGAAGAAGAAGCGCCGCGAGCAGCCCGAGACGTGACGAAAGCGGCCCTCGCTCCCGACAGAGAACGAGGGCCGCACGGTTTTCACGGACCTCCGTAAACCCCCAGGTCAGTCAGGTTACCGGCCCCGGTAACCTGACGCCTTCCGCCCTCAGCCGACCACCCCGAGCACGGCCGCCTTCCCGCAGCCCACGCAGCACGGTGTCCCCGCGTACCCGCTGATCGTGCCGTCCGGGCGCAGTACCACCGCCCCGTGCTCGGGCATCTTCGGGTGGTTGCCGCGCAGTTCGAACCATGCCTCCCCGCAGACGCAGGTGACGTAGTCGGGCTTCGGCTGCTCGCTGTCGCGGCGCCGCTGGTTCAAATCGATGACGTCCATGAGACCAGCGTGGATCACGGGGAGTCGCGTTCCCAAGGGGAACCGGTGACGAAGTTCGGGTGGCGTAGACATGACGAAGGCCCCCGTCTCCGGGGGCCCGTCACCTCCGCTCGCGCGGAGAAGGGTGCTGCGGTCGTCGAGCCCCAGGGGCAGCCCATGGTTCACCTCCGCTTACGCGGAGAAGCCGACTCGACTGCGGGGAGCGTATCAGCGGCGGTCGGTGCGCGCGCCCTTTCCGGGACGTCCCGCGTTGGCTGCTTTGACCTGCTCCGGGTCGTACAGGGCTTGCGCGCGGCGGCTGGTTGGGTGAGGGCGGAACGAGTGGGCCGTCACCTCCATGCGGGACAGGGTGCCGCGCGCGCTGCTCGGCTTGACGCCGAGGTAGGCGGCGACGTCGTCGATGGTCCAGAGGCCGTGGTGAGTGGCACTCACTCCTGGACCCCAGCGTCGGCCATCACGATGGCGCAGTTCGTGCAGGTGCGGTATCCGTGGCTCTTGATGAGGTCCATGGCGCTGTCCCGGTCGCCGACGGTGACGGTCTCTTGGCCGCAGTAGGCGTTGCCGTCTTCGCGGGTGCGGTGGACGGTCGGGGTGGTGCCCTGCCCGTATCCGGGCTTCCACTCTTCCTGTGCACCGTCGGTGCCGTGCTTGCCGACGATGGCCCAGAACTCGTCGGTGTCGAGGGTGTCGATGTCTACGGCGCCGTGCTGCTCGATGATCTCCTCGGTGATGGCGTCGACGTCGTACTCGCCGTCGCTGGCGTCGGTGGCGGTGACGATCTGGTCGCGGAGGTCGCGGCTGGTGAAGGTCATGGTGTCCCCCTCGGGTTGGGCTTCGGGTTGTTCCCTCGGCCTCACACCTCCACTATGCATTACGTGCTGCAAGGTTGGCAAGGGGACCGCGAAAGCGGCCCTCGCTTTCCCGAAGGAGAACGAGGGCCGCTACGTGATAAAGCCGCAGGTCAGCCAGGTCGCCGGCCCCGGTAACCTGACGCCTCCTGCCGCCACTCCCGCTTCTCCCGCGCCCGCTGCGCCTTTTTCGACCGCGAGGAATCCGGGCAGTCCAGTCCGGCCGGGCCACGGCAGTGCGGGCACCACGGGCGCGACCACGACCCCAACATCCGCGCCACCGTCGCCCCCTACGCGTACAGCCTGCGTTGTGGATCCAACGCGCCCGCAGCCTGCGGACCACCACCCGGCTCCTCAGGATCCGGCGCCCCATCTCGGCGACAGACGAGCGCATCCTCGTCATACGACGGCGCCTGCAACGAGTACCCGTCCGGACACGACTGGCCGTCCTCGCCGTCCGCGCCGTCCGCGCCGGTCTCGCCCTGCGGTCCAGCCGGGCCCGGCTCCCCTTGGGGACCCGGTGGCCCGGCCGGGCCCGTCACAGACTCGCCATCCTCACCCGGCTCCCCAGCCGCTCCGTCAGTCCCATCGACGCCGTCTCTACCGGACTTGCCGGGGCTCCCCGACGGGCCCGGATCACCCGGCACGCCATCCGATCCCGGAACACCCTGAGGACCAGGCGGACCCGTCACACCCACTCCCGGCTCACCCCGCAACCCCGGCGGACCCGCCACCGGAGTACCCCCCAACTCCTGCACCTGCCGCGCCAACGCATCCCGATCCTGCGACAACCCCTGCACCCACAACGCCAGCAGCACGAACCCCGCCAGGACCAGCACAGCGAACACCGCGAACTTGGCGTCGTCCCGCCGATGCCGCTGCACCTGACTTGCATGCTCCGCCGTCACGTCCCCGCCCCCTGGCTGTTCAGGTACAGCGTCAGCAGCACCATCAGCACAGGGGCGATCAGCGCCGAGAAGATCAGCCTCCGGTCGGACGCCCGCTGCGCAGCCGCCTTCTGCTCAGCCTCCTGCTTCTCCCGCGCCTCCCGCTCCCGCGCATCCTCAATCGCCTTGAGACGTTCATCCCGCAGCCGATCACGCTCCAGCTGCGCGTCCTTCTCGTACTGGAACCGCTCGATCGACACCTTCCCGTCGAGCCGCCCGGCGACATCGCGAAAGTCCTCCTTGAGGTCCTGGTGCACGGCCTCAAGACGGCGCACGACCTCGCCGAGAGTCGGCTCATCCGGCATATGGCGCTCCGATCAGACGTACGGCTACGCGGCCTTGACGACGCTGGACTGCTCCAGCCGCACCGCCGCGATCGGAGCCGTCACCTGCGGACGCACCGCGACCAGCGCCACGGCGCCCTCGACGACCAGCATCCATAGGGCCTGCTGCTCCGCGCTCATCTCCAGCCCGAAGCCGAGGAACAGTGCCAGCCCGGCCTGCGCCAGATTCACGATCGCCGCGTACACGGCCCCGGTCTTGAGGACGGCCGCTTCGACGAGCGCCACTACCGCCGACAGCACGGCCATGACGAGCGCCTGCTCCTCCGCGCTCACGTCCCAGCCGTATGCGGTGCCCAGCTTCAGGGTCACCGCGACGAAGGCGAGGATCGCCACCGGCTCACGTCCGAATACCTTCATGATGATCTCTTCTCTCAGACGGGCTGCGCGAGTGAGCGGCAGCCGATGACAGTTCCTGAGGCGTTGCGGACCTCGCGGTACGGGACGAGCAGGTCGCTGCGCCGGTCAGTGAGCGCCAAGGCGACGACGAGGGAGACGATGTACTGCACGCCGTCGCGCTTGGGCGGCAGGTTCTGCGCGTGCCCGAACTCGACCAGCTCGGGCCACATGCCGCTGCTGACTTCGAACGTGGCCAGCCGGGCGGGCGTCGCCTCGGGCGGGATCACCTCCCGCAGGTGCGGTTCGAGGTCGTCGATGCCGTCCTCACGCTCACTGGAGTAGAGGCGGATCGGGTGCGGCGTCAGGTTGAGGATCACGCCGCCTCCAGCTTCGCGACCCGCTTCTCCAACGCGGCCAGCCGCTCCTCCACCGTCGGAGGCTTCGGCGCCGGCGGGGTGCCCTCCCACGGCTTCTCCTTGGCCATCGAAAGCACCTTGGCCATCGGGAAGTTCCCCGGATCGCCGTGGTCGTTCTCCGGCACGTGCTGATGCCCCAGCCAGCCGTAATAGTCCATCCACTGCTGGCCGGACAGGCGGACGCCGTTCGCGCCGTACGAGCCCGGGTACGCCTTCCACGTCACCGTCGAAGCGAGCTTCACGCCGTGCTCGTCCGACAGCCAGCGCACCAGACGGGCGAACTCCATCAGCGCCCAGTCCGGGGCCTCCGGCCAGAAGACGTGCGCGCGCCCCTCGGCCACCCACTTGGCGCGGGTCTTCGGATCGCACGTCCCCGTCAGTTCCACCTGTACGCAGTTCAGGGTGTTCGTCTGCACCCCGCCCGCCTTGTTCACCAGAGCGCGCGCGGACCGGTCCACGTCGAAGTGCTGGTAGACGGCGACCGTCTTGTCCTTCAGGCTCGGCACGAGCGTGAACGTCGGCGCCGACCCGCCGCCGCCGTACGACGGCAGCGTGGTGCCCTCCGTGGTGTGGACGACGCCGGTGTTGGCGTTCATCTGGTTGCCGAGGTAGCGGCTCTGATACCAGGCCGCCAGCGAGGCTCTGGGGTACTTCTGTGCGGCCATGGTCAGGCCCCCTCTTCTACAGGGTGGATCGCGAGCTTGAACTCCGCGAGATAGATCCGCTGCGGACTGCCGGAGTTGTGGCCGACCTTGAACGCGATCGGCGTCCCCGGGTGCACGAACATCTGGTGACCCTTCGTGAAGCACTGGGCACCCGGTGAGCGCGGCCGGTGATCGGTGGCCGTCGTGTCCGAACCCGTCGACAGACCCAACGGATCCCGCTCGAACCGGTCCCGCAACTCGCTGTACGAGCCGTCGTCCCAGTACACGATCCCCGTCAGCACACCCCACCCCGCGACCGCCGGCCAGATCAGCCCCGCCCGGTCGTCCGTCCGCCAGTTGGTGATCTGGTAGCCGTCGGGCTGCGCCATCTGGTGCATGCCGTGCGCGTCGTACGACTCGCCCCCGCCGAACGGGAACCTGACGATGTGGTAGCCGCCGACGGGGATGGCCTGCTCCTCGCCCGTGATGAGGGAGCAGACGTGGACCCCGGTCATGACGGCAGCTCCACCCACTGCTGGTTGTAGGCGGCGTTCCCGCCGTGCCATAGGAGGTTCCGGTTGACGTCCCGCACCAGCCAGCCGTTCAGCCGGATCCGCTTCCGGGTGCCCTCCCCGTCCCGCAGGATCAGCAGCTGGCCGTCGTCGCTGACGATGTTGTAGGAGCCGTCCAGCCAGTCCAGCAGGGCGGCGCCGTTGGTGCCGTCGTACTGCGCCGATTCCAGGCGCATCGTCACAAGGGGCATGAGAGGGGCCTCAGGCAATCCGTAGGAACATCAGGAAGGAGTCGGTGTACAAGGTCGTCGCGGTCGCGTTGCTCGTGTTCTGCGCCCACTGCAGGGCGATGTTCCCGGCGGTCGTCGACATGCGGAACGTGCCGCCGAGCGGGGTCATGTGCTGGCTGTCGGACGTGCCGTAACCCGTCCGGCCGTTGGTCACGTCGTTGGTCTCGGTGCGGATCGAGTAGCCGGTCGTGCCGGTGGTGGTGGTGCCGGATCCGGGCATGTTCCAGCCCCATTCGCCGAGGCAGTCCGTCGGCACGCTGAACTGCATCTTGATGTCCGGGGTGGGGTCGGCGAAGTACTTGACCCAGCCGAGCATGGTGTAGACCGCGTTCGCCTCCGCCGGAAACACAAGGTGAGGATCATCGGCGTACGTCGTCGTCGCCGACCTCGACGTGTCCGCCGTCTTGCGGACCGTCTGCCACTGCATCGACCGCAGCAGCGACGCGCGCAACCGCCGTCCAGCGGCGGGGATCGGGTAGGCCTCAGCAGGCATCAGTTCTCCTCACAAGGCCAGGTAGGTGGGGTAGGCGAGGTGGACGTCCGTGCCCGCCGCGTGGGCCTTCACGCAGCCGTTGACGGACCGTGTGACGGTGAGCGTCTGCGGGTTGACCACGTTGAAGTCGTCGTAGCGGATCTGCGGGTTCACGTTCGTGTTACCGGTGACGGTGATCGACCTCGTGCCCAGCGTGTTCGCCGCGCTGATCGAAGAGTCCGTGGCCTCGACGTCCCACCGAGGCGGCTCCACGGTGCCCGCCAGCCACGCCTTCGCCTTGATCGCAGTGCCCTTGCACTGGAGTCGGACGCGGATGAACGTGCCCGCAACGTGCGTGACGCCGGACAGCGTGACCGTGCCCAGGTCGGTGCCGACGTTCGCGACGAGCTTCCGCAGCACGAGCACGATCGTGTTGCTGGTGGTGAACTCCAGGCGGGCCATGTACATGTTCTCGCTGTCGAGCATTCGCGCGGTCAGTGCTCCGAACAGCGAGTTCCCGGTCGCCAGCGCCGACGTGGTGATGCTGCCGTAGAAGTCGCTGTCCGGGTGGATCGCGGCGATCGACGTCCGGCGGGTCGCGTCCACCGTCGACAGGACATGCACCCCGTACCCGGAGCCCACGCTGTAGTCCGACGCCACACCGCCCGCCGTCGTCCACGCTTGCCCCGTATCCGCGCTCCCCCACGAGTTGGAGCTCGTCCGGCCGAACGCGTCCTCAATGAACCCGGTGCACGACGTCACCGTCCACACCTCGCCGGCCGCCCGAACATCGAACGGCGCGTCAGCGGTGTCCGTCGTCCACAGACAGGTCTCGCCCGCCGACGGTGCCACGTACACGGTCGTGTCCGAGTCGGAGACGGCGGTCAGCGTCTCGGAGCCGTCGGTGTCAATCCGGGCCTCCTCGTCGTCGAGGAGGCCGGTCGAGTTGTACGGGGCGGCCGGCGCGCAGACGAGGGTGATGCGGTGCTCGAAGTGGGTGATGGATTCTTCGAAGCCTAGGACGATCTGGTCGATGGTGTCGGGTGGCAGCCAGGCGGGCGGGTTCTCGATCTGTACCCGGTCGCCCTGCCGCAGCGCGAGGACTGCTTGCCGCAATGCCGGATTCTCGACGAAGCTGTTGTGGGCGAGGTTGACGCTGATGCGGGGGAACCGGTCCTCGTCCACCGTCCCCGACCGCACCCGCCACGCAGCATGATCCCGCAGGGTGGCCGTATCCGACGCCGCCAAGTTCAGGGAGAGCCCCGCCCCGTCGGAGTTCGGGCCGTACGGCCCCACCCCGGCCGGAGGGTACGCGGTCGAGAGACGCCCCTCCGTCTCCTCATACGTGGCGCTGATGCCGTTCGCGGTGACGGTGACCTTGTTCGCGAGGTAGCGGTCATCGCCCACCGGCACCGGCACCTGCGACAGATGATGCCCCGTATAGGACAAGACGAGCGCGGGATCCTGGCGCTCCAGGCTGGTCCGGGTGCGGTAGCCGAGGCCGAGCACATCCGTCGTCTCGTACAGCATGCCGCCGTCGGCCTTCACGCACTCCTGCATCAGGGAGAGCGGGTTCTCCCTGCCCTGCGCCCCCATCGCCACCGTGTCGTCCAGGTCCCCTACCCATTGGAAGGGGATGCTGTTCTCGGCGCACAGACGTTGAATGCGGCGGCCTGCTGTTTCCCCGATCGGGTTCAGTCGCACGCCGAGCGCGTCGACGGCTGTGATCGCGTTCTGGGCCGTGACGTGTCCGATTGCGACGCCAGGCAGATACTGGGTGCCTGCCACGCCGACCACCGTGCGGCTGGCGGGGCCAAACTGTACGCGTGTCAGACGTGTGAGCTGCGTCAGGTTGGCTGTGTCCGTCGCGCTGTACACGGTTCCTGAGGCGATGTCTACGACTCGGACGGCGCGTGTGATTCCCGTGCCGCTCTCCTCCAGTTCGACGGAGATGTAAACGTGGCGGCCGCGGATGTCGACAGTGTGGGTGAGTTCGGCGCCGAGCGGGGAGCCGTCGGAGTCGTGCTGCCGGAGGACGAGGGTGTTGCCGGTGGTGGTGTAGTACAGCTCCCAGAACGTTGTGGCCCCGTATTCCTCTTGGTCGATGGCGCAGAGGACTTTGCCGTCGGAGAGGCCTTCGAGGGGGATGTGGGCGAGGAACCGAATCTGGTGGGCGGTGGGGTCGGAGTAGCGGGCGATGCCGCCGGAGAGGGTGGCGGTGGTGAGGTCGGGCAGCGGGTCGGAGGCCTTGAAGCCGTCGTAGGACGCCAGGTCCAACGTGCCGGTCCAGGTCATGCGGGAGCCGGAGGTGAGGGCTGAGGCCAGCGATGTGGCGTCGGTGGGGTCTTCGCACGGCCAGTAGGCGACGACTGTGGGTGCGACTGGGTCGGTGATCGCCTGGTAGATCACGGAGTGGTCGGCGCCCGGCCCTTGTTCGAGGCGCTGGAGGATGCCGGAGATTTTGACGTCGGTCCATACGTCGTTCCCGGAGCGTTCCCAGCCCTGTGACCAGTCGGACACCTCGCCGCGCAGTCGGTAGCTTTTGCTGCCGAGGCCGTCCGGGACGGACCACCACATCTCCGTGTTCCGGCCGATCTGCCCGAAGTACTCCCCAGTGGGAACCTTGGGGTTGAAACGCCCGTCCGTGTTGCGGAGTTGCAGGTCAGCGTCGGAGGCTTCGGTCTGTCCGGCCTCGGCGCGCATGCCACGGCTGTTGATGTTGATCTGTCCGCTGTCGTCGCGGACCATCGTGAAGCTGGTGATGTCCACCGCCTGCCCGCCCACGCGCATCTCGATCTGCACCGGCTCGCCATTGGACGCCTCCCCCGACGCCCGCACCGGGCCGGGGAGGTTGACGAGGCGGCGCTTGAACGCTGCGACGAGCGGAGCGATGGACGGCACAGGTCAGCCCACCTCGTTGAAGATCACATAGCAGCGCATGTCGACGCCGGTCGTCGCGGTGGTCGCCCGCACCCGCAGGAACCGGGACACGGCCACGATCGGGCGGGTGTCCGGCATGAACTGGCGGACGTACGTGTACGGAGACTCGCTCGTGGTCGCCGACAAGGCGACGGCGTCGAACACGCGGGATGCCGTCGTGGAGCCCTCGCTGGTCGAGGTATAGCCCGTCGCCGTCGTCCCCAGCGTGAGCAGCGACGCCGTCCCGTTCGGATCCAGGTTCACCACACCCGCGGCAACGTGCTGTGTCACCGTCGCCGCGACGTCCGTCTGCAACAGCTCCACCACACCGTCCGCGCCGGCGGTGTCGTCGATCGTGAAGCCCCACTCCAGCACCTGAATCTGCCGGGTGCTCGGTGTGGCGAGCTGGAGCATGGTCTTGATGGCCGTGCCCGTCGTTACCGACGCCAGAGCGGCCGTCGTCGGCGCGGGCCCATTCCAAGTGATGTACGGCAAAGCCGCCTCCTATCGTTCGAGGGCCTTCAGGCCGCCCCGTCTGTGAATGACACCGCGAAACGGGTCGAACATCTGCTGCGCCAGGACCCGGCCGTCCAGCTCGATCGTTTGATGAACGATGATCGGCTGGCCGCCGCCTGCTGCGGCCATGCGGCGGGAGTCCGGGTTCGAATGCACCATCGACCCGTACGGCAACCTGACCAGTTCCGGGCCCTGCTCACCCACCCACGTCAAACCCCCACGCGGGCCGCCTCCGGCAGCGGCGCCGATGATGCCGCCCGCGGCCTTCCCTCCGATCGCCCGCTTGATCGCCTTCTCCAGCGACTTCGCAAGCCGGTCCATGGCGCGTTCGAGTTTGTCCTGCTGCTTGCCCAGCGACTTGATCAGACTCTCTTGCGCTTTGATCGCCGCCCCGTAGAAAGCATCCGCCGTCGTCTTCCCCGCACTCCCCGCCGCCGCGGCGATCTGCTTCTGCAGATCATTCAGCGAGGCGATCTCCGAGCCCGACGCCCGCAGCAGCGCGCCCGCCGTCTCCAGGCCGCCGCCCTCGATGCCGGCCTCGGCCACCTGCTTGATCAGGCTCTTGTCCAGGCCGCGCGCCTTCAGTTGCTTCAGTGCGTCAGCGAACGCGGTCGCCTGATCGCGGGATTCCACGAGGCCGCCCATGATGGAGCGGACCGTCACCGGCTTGTCCCCGCGCACGCCGCGGGTGATGTTCGCCGCAGACAGCACCCCCGACTTGACGCTGCTGGCCAGCTGAGAGGCAGACGACTTGAGGCTGTCGAGTTTGTCCTTGGCTTTCTCCAGCGACGCGTTGACCTTGGTCAGGTTCTTCTCGTACTTGATCAGCCCCGAGCCGGCGGAGTTCAGCAGTCGCAGCAGCCGCGACTCCGTCCCGCCCGAGGTGGCCCGCTTGATGTCGCCGCGTGCGGCGTTCAGGGCGGACACCAGAGACTTCAGGTCGGAGGGTGCGCCGAGTGCCTTCTCGAACGGTGTCCGGCTGTAGCCTGCTCGCTGGCCGAAGTGGCTGATGCCGAACTGGTCGCGCAGATCGTTGCGGGCGTCTCGCATCGTGTTGGAGAGCTTGCCGCCCTTCGCGAAGCCAGGGATCTTCAGCCGGTCGCTGTTGATGGCTTCCAGCAGGGGCAGGTATTTGCGGGTGGATCGGGCGTTGACGACGTACTCGGTGTCCGAGATGAGGCCCGTCGCGCCGGACGCGAACATCGCGAGGATGCTGTCTGAGGTTCCGGTGCCGGGGCCGCTGATCAGCCCTTCGGGTGCCAGTTGTACGTTGCCGCCGTCCGCGTACTTGCGCAGGCGCCCCCCGAGGGCGCTCTTGTTGGTGAAGTCGCGCTCGCCCTGGCGGAACGTCCGATAGGTCTTGGTGTAGGTGGTGTTGACGTAGGTGTTGGCGGTGTTCCCGTCGAGGTTGTTCAGAGCGGTGGAGACGGCGCCGATGCTGCCGAGGGCCTGACCGTTCGCGGTGAACACGGCAGTCTTGCCGTCGGGGAGTTGCTTCGTCTTCAGCCCGACGGCTTCCAGGGCGGCGATCGCCGCCCCGTTCAGGGTGGAGACTCTGACCTCTTTCGCGTCCGGGGTGTCCCGGATCGCCGCGCGTACTTCCTCCAGGCCGGTGATGGCCTCTTCACGTTCCAGCTTGACGATCGTAGCGATCTCGCCTGGCGCGCCCAGCAGTGTGTTGACGTACTCGGTGGCCTTGGCTTTGTTCCCGTCGAAGGCGTCGGTGGCGAGCCGCATCATCGTCTCGCGCAACTCTTCGGACTTTTTCGTCATGCTGCCCAGCGACTCGCCCGCCGCCAGCCCCGCAGCAATGAACTCGTCCTGCGCCTTTGCCGCCTCCGACATGGCCCGGCCGTTCGCCTGACCCGCCTTCGTGTCCAGGTCCAGCGTCGCCCCGTGCTCCTTGAACGACGCGGTCAGCTTGTCCAGGGACTCCTCGTACCCGATCTGCGCGTCGTACGCGCTGCGGTTCACCTCGTTCAGGGCAAGGATCGACGCGCGCAGGCCGTCCGCCGCACCCTTCTGCGCCTCCAGCGTCGCCGACGTGTTCCGGGCCGCCTCACCGAAAACACCCATCGCCTCAGCAGCAAGATCTTCCTCGAACTTGATGTCGGCGAGCGACCCCTTGTAGCCGTCCATCTGGTTGGTGAATTCCTTCAAGGACCCCCCGCCGTCGACGTACTCCTTCGACAGCCGCTTGAACGCGGCCGCAGCCACGTCTGCCTTGCCGTTCTTCACCAGGTTCGTCAGGCCCTCGTCGATGCTGTCGAGGTTCTTCCGCGCCTCCTTCGACGGGGTGGAGTCCGCGAACCCGAGGCTGAAGATCTTCACCAAGGCGTTCTGCACGTTGTCCGCAGTCGACGGGTCGGTGATGTTCCGCACCGACTCGTACAGCCCATCGAGATCCTTGCCGAACAGGCGGGCCGCCTCACCGGACACCTTGCCCTTGAGGCCCAACTGCCCGAGCGACTGCGTCAGCTTGTCCACGTTCGGAGGCGCCTCGCGGCCGATGTTGCCCAGCTTCGAGAACGCCACCGTCACACCAGCGATAGCAGCCACGACAATCGACGCCCTCGACGCCACACCCAACGCCAGGAACGCCGCCCGCAGACTGGCCAGACCACCACCCGCAGCGATCGCCGCACCCCGCATCACGCCGATACGGGTCCCCAGCGCCGCGATACCCGCAGCCGCCGCCGACGCGCCCGCGCCGGCCAGCGTGACCAGCTTCAGTGCCACCGCCGTCTGCATCAGCACCGTCACCAGTTCCGGCGGCAGCGCGGCCACCAGATCGGCTGCCGCAGTCACCAGCGTCAGCATCCCCGGACCCGCATCCGCTGCGGCCGAAGCCAGCGTTGTCACCGCGCCGCCCAGCGAGGACAGTGCTTCTTCGACGGCTGGCCCGTTCTTCTCCGCGTAGTCCATGAACGCTTTGATCGGCCCGGACGCCTCGCCCTCGGACAGGGCCCGCGCCAGGCTGATGGCGCCGTCGACGGCCTTGTCCAGGGACTCGTTCGCGAACGTCGACACCCGGTCGGCGAACGCGTCGAAGCCAGGGGATACGACCGCCCCGCCCGCCACATTCATCAGCCGATCAAGCTGGGTGGACGTGCCCTCCACCATCGGCTCCAGCCGGGGCAGGATTGCCCCGAGGACCGTGAACGACTTCTCGATCGGCGCCATCGTGAACCGGGCCGTACTGTCGGAGAAGTCCTTGTACTCCTGCTTCAGCGTCTGCCAGCCGACTGCTGCCCGCGCCGTCGCCGCGGGCATGGAGGCCAGCGAGTTCGACAACTGCAGTTGTGCCTGCGCCGCTTCCTTTGACCCGCGGCCGTTCTGCTGCACCGCCTCCTGGTACTTCTTCTGCGCTTCCGATGCTTTCGACAGGTGCGACACCTGGCCGGCGACGGCAACACCGAACGCCGCCATGGCGCCGGTGGCCCCTATGGCGGACCCGGCCGTCTTGACCGACGCCGCGCCGAGGGTGGCCATGACCGGCACTGCTGCCGTCGCGAGCGCGGACAGGCTCCCGAGTGAGTGCGTGGCCTCTCGTTTCAGTCGGCGGAACGCGGCCACGGCCTGCGCATCGGATGCGCGGATCCGGATGTCTACATCGTCTCCAGCCATTCTGTTTCACCTCCTTCCACAGGCTTGGGTTCGTCGGGGGTGCCGGCGGCTTCGATGGCGAGCAGGCGCAGGAGGGCGGTGTCTTCCTGCATGAGGGTGGTGTAGGTGTAGCCGGGGAACTGGCGCAGCAGGCCGAGGGTGCGGCGTGCGTAGGTCAGCTGGCCTGGCTCTGTGATTCGGCGACCGGCGTCATCGGGATGGGGGGCGCCGGGGAAGTCTCGCCAGAGGGCGAGTTCTCGGGCAAAGGGTCGGCATCGTGGATCCCCACCATGGCCTGGAGCCATGCCCGGTTGAGTACGCGGATGAGGCGTTGGTCGCGGGTGCGGGCTTCGCTGACGGGGATCGGCTGGTCCTTCTCGTTGGTGAGGTTCCAGGAGATGAGGGCCTTGTAGAAGCGGTCGATGGTTTCGCCGTCGCCCCAGCCGTCGCCGTCGTACCAGGCCATGCCGGTGGCGTACTCGTCGATGCTGAGGCTGTGGAGGGTGGCTTCGAGGCCGTGGTAGGGCTCGCCCGGCTTGAAGCGGACGGTGATGGTGCTGTCGGGCTCGCGGAATCCCACGGCCGAACCTCCAATCGTGTCGGGTCTGGGGGTCAGGACCAGGTCGGGACGGTGCCGTCGGCGAGCTGGAACGGGACGCTCCACGTGAATTCGCCGGACTGTGCGCGGGTGAGGGCGTAGTCGGTGAGGATGACCTCGTTGTTGAGGGTCTGGCCCGAGATCACGATGCCCATCGTCCGCTCCACAGACGTGGACGAGACGGTCTTGAAGACGGCGTGCGCGAGGTTCGCGCCGTCGTCGAAACCGCCCGCCATCGTGCCGGAGAAGTCCGCGAGCAGCAGCAGGCGGGCCATCGCCGACTCAGCCAGCGAGGTGATGTCCTGGACGCCGCGAGGCATGGTCCAGTCGAGGTTGAAGACGGACGTGCGGATGTCCCGCGCCGACCCGCCGCTGTCGTCTACGTTGAGCGTCGTCCAGCCCAATCCGGATTCGATCGCCACAGGTCAGCCCTCCTTTGTTGCGAGGGTCAGCGGGCGCTGCCCTTCGTTGCTGTCTGGTTGTTCCGGGACCCACTTCGGCTCGCGGTCGCGGTCGACGTACAGGGAGCCGAAGATCTTGCGGACGCCGCTGCGGTCCACCCATTCCTCGTGGAACAGCACCCGCGCCTGAATCGCCTGGCCCGTGCATGTCACCTTCACCACGCGGATCTGGTAGCCCCCGTCGACGAGGGCGCGCAGCCGCTCGGACGGGCCTACCAGCGTGATCTCGAAGCCCTTCGGGCCGAGATGGCGTCGCTGCGCACCGCTGCCGTCATACCAGTCGGCGTGGACGAGCGCGGGTGTGCTGACCTTGAGGTCGTCGCAGTCGTCGGTGTAGTCCTGGCCGTAGATCTCCAGGCGCCACAGCTTTGTCTCTGTCATCGCGGTTAGCCCTTGTTCCGTTCGTCGAGGAGACGGCCCATGTGCTGCTGCACGTGCTCCACCCAGTCCGCCGCCCGCTGGTGCACCCGCAGCTCGCCGACCTTCGCCCGGTAGTCGCCGCCCCGCACGAGGTACTTCTCCGGCATCGTCTGGTGATCGGCGAAGCACCGCTGATACGGCTCGAACCGGAACACCGTCAAGCCCGCGCCGTTGCGCTGCTCCCGGAACGTGCGCCGCGAGGACCGAATGAACGCCGCCTGCGACCTGCCAAAGTCGGTGGACTCGTCGATGACGGACTCCCACCCGGACCGCCAGGCCGCGCAGCCGACCTTCTCGCAGACGGTCTTCACCCGCTTGTCCGGACGCGACTTCACCGACCACGTCTGATACGCCTCCACCGGCAACCGCGGATCACGAGGAAGAAACGCCACCACACCCACCCCCTAGAACGTCGTCGCCGTCAGGTTGACGTTCACCGCAGCCGCGAAAACCAGCGACGTGAACCCACCCGAAGTCGTCGTCACCGCCCGCACATACCGGCGGATCTCCGTCCCCGCCGCGACCTCGATCCGCTGCGTCGTCGGCCCGCTGGTGATCTGCGTGAACCCGCCACCCGTGATGTCCGCGAACGTCGAGTTGTCGTGCGAGTGCTGGAGTTTCACCGTCACGTCCGTGCCCGCGAACGAGAACACCTGCAAGTACGCCTGCAAGCCGTGCTCCGTGTGCGACGACGCCAGCGCGTTGCCGTTCACGGTCCACGTCCGCGGCGTCGCGTCCGTGACCCCGTTGCCCGACGCCGACGCAATCGGTGCGGCCACCGAAGTGCCGCCGATCCCGGACAGAACCTGAGCCCGGAAGATCTTCCCGGCCAGCCTGTTCACGGTGCCGCCGGTCTGCGCGCCGAGCTCCAGCACTGCCGTGGACGCGAAGATGCTCGTGGTAGCCCCGTTGAGCTGCTGGGCGCCCAGTGCGGTCCAGGTCGAGCCGTCCTCGCTGGTGTAGAAGTTGACGGCCGCGTCGCCGCCGCCGTTGTCGACGTCGAGGGTCGCCCGCACCCAGTGCGTCGATCCGTTGGTGAAGGTGTTCACTGCGGACGATGTCTCGGTCAGCTCCGCCGTACCGTCCTCCGACCAGCGGAAGATCAGCGCCCCGGTCGCGGTGACGGCCAGCGCGTACGAGCGCTGGTTGCCGGTGGCCGTGTACTTCGCGATCAGCGTCGACTCCGTGGCCGGCGTCCAGTCGTCCATCGCCACCCGCACCCGCAGGTCGATGTCGCCGGTGATGTCCAGCGCGGCGGCGTCGGGGGTGGAGACGTAGTCGCCGGATGCTCCGGGCAGGAGAACGAAGTCTTCGCCGTCGTACCCGAACTCGGCTGCGGTGCCGTTGGCCGCGCCGGTGTCGGTGCGCTTGCCCGCGGTGAGGAGGTCGCACCATTCGAGGCCGTACGCGTTGCCCTGCGCGTTGACGGCGATCGTGAGGGAGCCGTCCTGTGACCTTGTCGGGTCGTAGTTGATCTGCTTTCCGACCAGGCAGGCCGCCGGGTCGCCGATCGCCGAGCCGGTGTCCCACATCAGGTGCTGGTCTGCGGTGGGCAGCGCGGAAAGCCTTGAGTGTGCGCGGCCGCTGGCTTTGTTGAAGAAGGTCATCCACGAGATCCGGCCGTCCCTCAGCAGCCCGACCCGCTTGAACGCCGACTTGTCGATGGTGGTGATGTCCTGGGTGCCGACGAGGCCGCCGCCGATGTCGTCGGCGGAGCCGGTGTCACCGGACAGGTCGTAGCCGCCGTAGTAGAAGCTCTGGCCGAGGCCGTTGCTGATCGCCATCTAGGCCTCCTGTGTCCACACGCTGTTGACGATCGTCGGAATGGTGAGGGTCGCGACCCGGTAGGTCGTCGACCCCAGCTGCAGATAGCCGAACTTGGCCCGGAGGGCTTCTTCGCCCTCGCCGAGGAGGTCGATGTTGCGTACGGTCCCGCCGAGGGTGAAGTCGCCGCTGTAGGCGCCGATCACTGCGGCGGCGGCGCCGCCGATGACGAGGTCGACGTCGTCCATCGGTTCGGTGTCGGCAGGCAGGTAGACGCGCCCGTTGAACGTCACCCGTGCGCTCGTTGAGTTGAGGCCCGAGCTCTCCGTGGGGCCGATGCTGCCGAGCCACACCGCGAACGTCAGGCCGGAGCCGGGCGCAGACACCGGCTCATGCCCGAGTACCTGCCCGAACAGGCCCAACGCCTGGGCGTGGGAGGTCAGCCAGCTGCGGGGGGATGCGAGGTCGAGGGCCATCACATCCTCCCCGTGTACCGGCGCAGCAGCCGTTCACCGATACCGACTTTGCGGGCGTTGAGCTGGGCGCGGGTGACGATCCAGTGGTCGTAGCCCTTGAACTTCGTCACCGGGAAATTCCGCGACCCGATCCCGGCCAGCCAAGGCCCGTACACCACACGGGAGTCGGTGATCGTATGGCCGTCGACGACCTTGCAACGGGACTCGTAGTAGCCGGTCGGGTTCCGGAACACCCGGTGCATCTCCCCGCGGAGGATGTCCAGTCCCTCGTTGGCGAGACGCCGCTCCAGGTGGTCGACGTACTGGTTGAGGACACGCAGGGCGCGGCCGTCGAACATGGGGCCGCGGGTTTCGGTCGATACGTTCAGTCGCATGGCTACGCCGCCCTCGTCCGGCCCTTACGGGCGTGTGACGCGTACACGCGCTTCCGCAGGTCGTTGATGCCGCGGCCCGCGACCTCGCGCTCCGACTCCCCGGAGCCGGCCGTCCGCGCGTACCCGGAGCGGCCCTGCATCAGGTCGGTGACTGCGTCGGCGACGCAGAGTTGCCGGACGGGGCCGGGCGGGTCCCACCGGTACACGGTGGCGGCGGTGTTGTGGGCGGCTGCTGTGGTGCCGAGGGCGCCGCGGGCCACGGTCAGGGTGCGGGGGGCGTAGATGGTGGCGCCTGCCGTGTGCGCTGCGATGGTGGAGCCATCCCAGGCGCGGGTGACGATCAAGGTGTTGCCCGCGATGTCGTCGACGCGCATGCGTTCGCCGCCAATGAGGATGGCCTCGCCGGCTGCGAAAGCCGCGCCGCTCTGGACGGTCACAGTGACCGCGTTGTTCTGGTTGGTGAGACCGGAGCCGCCGAGGGTCTGCCCGGTGTCGAGGTTCGACCGGCTGGTGACGATGACGCGTTCGTCGTCGATGCGGAGCAGGTTGCCGACGCCGATGTTGGCGGAGGTGGCAGCATCCACGTCGATGCCGGTCTCGACGGCGTCGAGGGCCTCGACGGTCGCGCCTGTGGTGGTCTCGTCGTCGCGGTACCCGAACAGGCCGGTGATGGCGATGGCGCGCTGGTGGGTGTCGCCGCCGCCGAATGCTGCGGTGGAGTCGAGGTCGATCTCCACCCTGTTGTAGGGGGGCCCATAGGTGTTGGGCTCCAGGAAGTAGTCCGTGCTCGGGATGGTGACGCCGCCCGAGGCGAGGGTGGTGACGGAGATGAGTTCGTTGCCGTCGAGCCAGAGCCGCCACGGGCGGGCGTACTGTCCGTTCGGCCAGTCGAAGTAGCGGGTCTCCTGCACGGGGTAGAACACGCGGTGACACAGGCCGTGTACGGCTTCCGTTGCATCAGCGAGCGCGCGGTCGATCCGGGCGTTGGAGCGCGCCGTCTCCTTCACGTCCAGCTCGGCTTTGATCTCCTCGCGGGTAGCGAGCCACGGTGTGATCATCTCTCGTCACCTCCTCTCACGGTGTCGTCGATGCGGGTGGGCTACTCGGAGACGTCAGGCGTCGACGTACCGTCCGTCTTCTCGCCAGCCGTCGAAGGGGCAGAATCGGACCCCGTCTGGTCCTTCTCGGAGGGGTTCGCCGTCTTGCGGGCACGCCTCGGGCGGGTCTTGCTGCTCGGCTCGGAGTTCGTCGGCGGCTTCTCGGTAGATGCTGATGAGCTGCTCCCAGGCGATGACTCCTCACCTCCCTCTTCCTCCGCGTCGCGGCTGGTCGGATGGACCTGGGTGCCGAACGGCAAGTCGAGAAGCTCGGGGCCGTGCTCGCCTTGCTGCTCGGGCTGCGCCTCGGCTTCAGGTTCCGGGGCGACGTCGGCGCCCTCGGGCTCGGGCTCGGGCTCGGCGGGCAGCGTCGCGTCGGACGCCCCACCGTGGCGGGTGATCTTCGCCATGGGATCTCCGTCCTCGTAGAACTCGGTGTTGTGGCAGCGAGGGCAGCGGAAGAGACCGACCGCGTACTTCGTCCCGCAGCCCGCCTCCCCGCCGCACACCCACAGAGCCATCAGGCCGCCACCAACGTGGCGCCGTCGTCCAGCGGGATCCAATACACGACCCACGTGATCTCGCCGTCCGTGCCCGCAGACACCGACTCGATCTGACCGATCCCGACCGGCACGATCCCAGTGAGGGACACCGTCGACACCGTCGTGTTGGAACCACCCGTGATCGCCGCCGCCGGGCTCGTCATCGACAGCACCGCGCCGGCCGGGGTGTCGTTCGTGCCGAGGTCGGTGGCGGTGCAGAGATCCATCGTGGTGCCCGTGGTCGGGTTCGACACGAGCTTGTAGCTGTTGGCGACAGAGATCGCGGTACCGACGTAGCCGTAGATCGCGGTGATGCCGACACGGCCACCCGCGATCGTGAACAGGGGCACCGTCGTCGCCGCGAGCGTTCCCGTGGACTTCGAGGCACGCTGGCCGAGGTTGATCAGCCGCAGCTGGTTCGCCTGAATCAGAACAGACATGGGTTCAGACTCCGATCAGGTCAGCAGGGCTGCGAGGTTGGCGGGCGCGCGCTGCACGGTCAGATCGCGCATGAAGTACAGAACCGTGAGCGTCTTGTCGCCCGTCCCGAGGTCCGGCACGTTCACCGAGATCCACTCGTAGCCGTCGGACAGCTCCGCCGCGTCGACCTCGAACACGAGGATGTTCTGCTCGATGTCGGTGGTCTCCGACGCCGCGACCGCGATCTCCGAGGCGGCGGCCTGCGTGTACTTCGTCCACGTCTCCGAGTTGTCGATCGCGGTGGCCGACTTCAGCCAGTACTCGGTGATCGTGTCGAGGTCCGCCGGTGTGCCGCCGGAGGAGACGGTGTGCTGCTGAAGGTCGACCTGGAGGTCGTCGCCGCCGGTCGCTACACCGCCGACGAGGACGACGGTGACGCCGCCCGCGTTCTTGAGGTGAACGCGCTTGCCGGTGACCGCCCCGTTCGTGGCGGCCGGCGGGGCGCCGAGTCCGATGTCGAACAGCCTGCCGAGTGCCTGCATGATGTGCCCTCCTGGAGGGGGTTGAGTGCCTCTGCGGATGCGGCCGGGGCAGGGGCGTTACTGCCTGCCCCGGCTGGCGGGGTCAGGCGCGGGCAGCCAGCTGTACGAACGGGCTGAGGGCCGGGCCGTTGTTCTGAGGGGTGATCGAGGACTGGAGCCAGGGCCGGCCGTCGACGCGCTGGATGATGCGGTAGGCGGTCTGGTCGTTCTGGAACTTGAAGTGCGGGGACGACATCGCACTCATGACCTGGCGGTCGCCGATGAGGTAGAACCCGAAGTCGACGAAGCTGATGTCGCCGAGGTCGCCGAGGAGACCGGGGGCCTTCTCGGTGAAGATGACGGGGCGGCCGAGGATCGTCATCGGGGGGCCCTGGACGCCGTTGTTGAGCCAGATCGCGGAGCCGCCGGTTCCGACCGAGAGCGCCATGGTGGCCAGCTCGGGGAAGGTGTCGATGCTGCACACCCAGACCGCGCGGTCCAGCGAGGACGGGAGCATGCGGGAGTACATCTTGACGATGTTTTCCCAGACGATGGTGTCCGCGACCTGCCCGGCTTCCTTCGGCACGGGGATGGTCGCGCCGTTGTTCGCGTCGAGAGCACCGAGGGGTTCGCCGACGCCGGAGCCCTTGAGGAACGCGAGGTCCTCGTAGAAGGACAGGGCCTCGGGGAAGATCTGGTCGAGGAACGCCTGGAAGGAGATGGCGCTGTCGGAGATCAGCTCGTTGGGAACCTCGGTGTACGCGGTGAGCTTCTTCGCGTCGAGGACGATGCGGGAGAACGCCGCCTGCGACGCGGTGAGCGCAGCGCCTTCCTCGGTCCAGTAGCCGACGACACCGCCGTACACGGACGACACGTTGGAGGTGGAGTCGATCGCGGGGAACGGCACCCGCAGCGTCTCCATCGGGATGACCCGCGCCCGCTGCCGGACGACCGACGACTCCAGTGCGACCGCGAGCATCTCCGAGCGCAGCGTCTCCGGGATGAGGAACCCGCCCTCGCTGGGGACCGTGGAGGAGAACGCGTTGCGGACCCGGCTGAGCTTGGCCTGCATGTCCGCGGTGCGGTTCGCGTTGTGCCAGATCGTCTGGAAGAACTCCGCGCTGTTCTTGAACTCGCGGTCCAGGACGGCGCCCATGGCCTTGGGGTTGTGCAGGTGGTTGCGGGCGTTGCCGTTGGCGACGACGGCCTTCGGGGTGAGGTCGAGGCGGTCGACGCCCTCGGGCTGGTTCTCCCGCAGCCAGTTCGCGAGGATCTGCTCCGTCTGCTCCTTCACCTGGGTGGCGATGGACAGGTCGCGGTTGTGGACGGCGCGTGCGTAGTTGGTGACGAACTCACCGAACGCGCCGTTCCGGTCCGCGAACACCTTCTGCATCTTCGCGGAGTCGGTGAGCATCGCCTCCAGCTCCGCCTGACCCTGCGGGATGACCATCCGCTCCGGGTCGACGCCGTTCGCCGGCGCGGGCGGGGTCTGGTCGTTGACCCGGTTGTACGCCTTGCCGATGGTGGACGGGTCGAAGCCCGCTCGCTGGATCATGCGCTGGCGCAGGCCGGACCGGATGGTCTCGCGCTGCCTCTGGATCGTTGCGGTCTTCACAAGCGTGCCTCCTTGAGGCTGCGTTCGAAACTCTTCGGATCGATGGCGGGGACCGGTTCGGCGGGTGCCGGGCCGGGTGTCGCAGCCTGCTCGGGGGCGGCAAGATTGTTGGCGGCGTTCGCCATGAGGGTGCGCATGTAGTCCACGGCCACCTCGTTCGCGGGCGCCGGCGGTTCGGGGACGTACACCGTCTGCGGTTCCGGCGCGGCCTGCGTGGGGCGTTCGGGCTGTGGGGGCGCGGGGGCGTCGTTGGCGGCCGCCGTGAACAGGCTGCGGAACCAGCCGACGGCGACGGTCTCAGCGTCCGCCTCAGCAACGATGTCGGCGGGCGGCGGCACGTACGGCGTCTCGGGCCGGGCCGGGGTTTCGGGTGCGGGGGCGTCGCCTGCTACGCCTGCCATCAGCGACCGCATGTGGTCGGGCTGGTAGTCGGGCATGGGGTCGAGTGCGGCGACGGTGGCGGCGCGGAAGGCGTCGGGGTCGAACACGGGCAGCGCGGCCACCGGGGGCTCCACGGCGGGTGGCGTCTCTGGTTCGGCGGCCGGGGGTGCGGGGGCTTCCTCGCGGCTGGTGTGCGCGTAGTTGTACACGCTGAGGTCCCAGGCTGCGGCGACGGCGCGGGCTTGCTCTTCCTCGTCCGGGGTCATGCGCTGCGGTTTGGCGACTTCGTCGGCGAGACCGGCGGCTACTGCTTCGTCGGCGAAGTACCAGGTTTCGGCGGCCATGGCCTTGAGCCACTGCTTGACGGTGCCGCCCGCGCGTTCGGCGTAGACCCCGGCTATGTTCTCGGACTGCCTGTCGAGGAAGTCGGCGTACTCGCGGAGTTCGGTTGCTTCACCGGCAGCTACTCCGGCCGCCATGTGAATCATCATTTGCGAGTGGGGCGCCATGATGATCCGGTCTCCGGCCATGGCGATGACGGAGGCGATGGATGCGGCGAGCGAGTCGACTTGGACGATGACCTTCGCGCGGTGGGAGCGGAGTGCGTTGTAGCAGGCCAATCCGTCGAAGACTTCTCCGCCAGGGGAGCTGATGTAGAGCCGGATCTCTGGTGCGTCGATGGCTTTGAGTTCGTCGACGAATGCTGCGGCGGTGATTCCCCATGAGCCGATGTCGCCGTAGAGGTTGATGGATGCGATGGCGTTTCCGCCTTCGTCCATCGTGTTGGTGATGCGGTACCAGCCTTCGGCGCCGTCTGGTGTGGGGAGGGCAGGGCGGGTGGCGCGGGTGCGTTCGGCGAGTGCTTCGGGGCTGGCGGTGTTCCAGGCTCGCCGTGTGTGGCTCATTGGCTCCTGCCTTCCCTGGTGTGGGTTTTTGCGTGGTCCAGGCAGGCTCATTGTGCACTATGTATTGCCTCCTATATGGGGTCTGACCTGCGGTAACGCGGTTCTACCTTTCTTGTACCGTCGGTGTCTCATTTCTTTAACGTGCGGGTTTGTGAATTCCTGTCATCCGCACGCATGAATGGATGTATTCGCGTACCATTCCCGTGTATGGACAGGAACATTTCGCAGGATGCGACCACGCGGGCCGAGGAGTTGGCCGCCCGTGTACGTGCCGCGCGGCTCCCCGAACCGGGTGAGCGGGCGCAGATCCGGTCTCAAGCCGGGGTGACGCTGCGGGACTTCGCGCAGACGCTCGGGGTCAGCCAGATGACGATGTCGCGGTGGGAGCGGGGGGAGGCTGATCCCCGGCTGGAGTCGCGGGTTGCCTATGCGCTGCTGCTGCGGGAAGTCGCCGCCGCCACGGCAGAGGAGCGGCCCAGTGTTTGAGCCGGTAGAGGCTGTCACCGACGAGGTGGTGCTGGCATTCAAGAAGTACGCCCAACAGTTCACTGTGGACGAGGGCGTCTTCTGCGACGTGGATGTGGCTGTACAGCGTGGGATCTTCGGTGACTTCGCCGTCCAGTTCCGGGCGAAGATCCTCGCCGACGACCTGCCGCCCGAGACGTTCACCGCCCGGAAGTACGTCACCTACGAGGTGCCCACGTCGACGTGGCAGATGTGGAAGAAGCGGCACGCCCAACGCTGGTACGCCCGCCGTCTCGTGGCCCGCTGGCCCGTGCGGTACGAGCCCGACCCGGACCGGCGTGGTGCACACGCGGAGTGCACGTTCAATCTGGAGCGGTGGCGGTCCTACCCGCAGGCCAGAGTCTCGGGAGGCCAGTTCGGTAACCCGGTGCGGGTGCACGCGATCCGTGATCTCCGGTGGACGGAGGAGACCCCGTGAACGGCAGCCGTAAGCGCGTCACCATCGACGCACCCGGCGAGATGGTCATCCTCGCCGCCCGGCACCTCGACGCCGCCGAAGGCCCCGTCCAAGTCGGCGCCATCGTGGACGCGTCGACCCGGTCGGCGATCACCACCGTGCTCCGGTACATCGCCGCCGCACACAACAGCCCCGCCGCGGAGGAACCCGTGACCACCGACATTCCTCGGCGGAAGCTCACGCTGAACTGCAACACGTGCGGCACTGGCGGGATCACCGTGTGGGCCGACCACGTGAAGGCGTGCCCCGGCCCGTCCCGCAGCGAACACGCCGACGCGATAGCCGAAGTCGCCCGCCTGCGCGCGGGCGAAGAGGACGGCTGGGACCCGGCCTGCGAACCCACTCCCGGCCAGTGGATCACCCGCTTCAACCGGGCCAGTCCGGAAGAGCGTCTACATGCGGCGCAGCAGGTGATCGAGAACGCGGGCCGTGCTTCCAGATGCTTCCAGATGGCTCACGAGCAGCATGTCCACGACGGGCAGCAGGCGCAGGCCCTGCTTGCTCGCGTCCGTGACGAGGTCGATCGCTGGAAGCTCAACACGCTGGGGCCGCAGACGATGCGCGCTGTCAGCGACATCGACCGCGCGCTCCGGGGCGCTGAAGACCCGGTTCCGTGTTCGGCCTATCGGGTGCCCGCCACGTCTGAAGACAGTGGCCTGTGCGCGGGCTGCGGCATGTCCGACCACAAGCACCAGGAGGCCACCGGTGGTTGATCTGTTCCCCCGCACTGTCTGGCTGTTCGGCAAGCCGTATTGGTGGGATCGCGTGGACGGACGTCTCGCCCTGAGGCCCGCCGCATGGATCAAGGAGGGGCCCGGTGCCTGACTTGCACGGCTGGATCACCCAGCAGCTCGACGAGGTTGAGAGCATCACGCGGCTCATCTCCGCCGGCGGTTACGAGCCCGACGAGTGGCGTATCGAGCCATCTCGCAGCGGACGGTGGGCGCAGATCGTCATCTACTCGCGGACGCTCGGTGAACCGCCTGAGGCTGCTTCACGGGAGGTGCCTGTGGCGCTCGTGCAGACGGGCCGGAACGAGCACCTGATGATGGCCATGCACGACCCAGCGAGGGTGCTCCGTCGCTGCGAGGCTGACCGTCGCGTCCTCGCCCGGCACCGCCTCAACCCTGACGCCTACTGGGCTGAGGCCGCCATGTGTGAGGGCTGCGGTACGGAAGGGGAGATGGGCTACCCGCGCACCGAGAACCTCAACGACTGCCCCGAACTACTCGACCTCGCCCACGCGCACGGACTGACGCCGGAGATCCTCGCCGGGCTCGACCGGCCGCAGAATGGCGAACGGCCCGACTACCCGGGCCAGACCGGCAACTTGATCCCCGACTCGATCGCCAGCCTCTACGCGAGGATGCACGCCGAAGTCGACGCCGCCGTGGACCGGATGCTCCTCACCGGCGACAGCTCGGGCCCGACGATCGGGTTCCGGATCGTTGACGCGCCCTCTGAGCCTTCGCCGATGGACCGGGCGCTCGCGCTCCTCGACCCGCACCTGAAGAAGATCCCCGGCTACATCCCCATCACCAACCCGGAGACGTGAACCATGGCCATCATCATCCCCGCCAACAGCGGCCACTCCGGCGACGGACCGCCAGCCGAGTTCGTCATCCCGTACATCGCTATCGGGCTCCTGGTGTGGATCGTCGTGGCCATCGCCATGGCGCGACACGAAGCAGCGGACGACCACCGTGGCGACGGGCCGCCGCCTGCGCCGGACAAGGACCAGCTCATCAGTGGCGTGATGGTGGGCGCTGGCGCCGCGTTCGTGTGGCCGCTCACCGTTGTGGGCGGGGGCGTGTGGCTGCTGGTGCGCCACTTCACTCGGCCTCAGACCGGACCGCGTGAGGAGCAGCCGTGACGTTGCAGCCAGAGCAGGACGATCCGCCGGTGCAGTGCTGGCACTACGAGCCCGGTAGCCCGTGTGATTGGGACGTCTGCCGTCAACCCGAACGTCTCGCCGCAGGAGACCGGGGCGCCGACCCCGCACGCGGTGTCCCGGTGCCGTTTCCGTTTCTGTACGCACCAACCGGGGAGCCCACGCTGTGAGGCCACTGCAATGCCTGCTCGGCCGCCACACATGGACCGACTGGCGTAAACACGAGAAGGGATGCAGCGACCACGGCTGCGACCACTACCTCCGCCACTGCACTCGGTGCCCGAGGTGGCAGCACAAGTTCCCAGGAGGGCGCCCGCGCAAGTTCAAGTGGGGTGGCCTGTTCCTCGAAGAGTTCAGACTCAGCAAGGAGGAGCAGATCAAGCCGCTCCCCGCACGCGGCGGCGTGGCCTACAACCCGATGCCGCGCCCCCTGTCGGAGCATTGCCGTCCGGGCCGCTGTCTCGCTCTCACCTGCTGCTCGTACGAGTGCAGCCAGGGCCGATGCCCATCCATCCCCGAAGAGTTCAGGAAGACCACACCGTGAGTGATGACCAGCAGGCCAACATCGTCGAAACTCTGTACCTGGAGGCGGAGCACTTCGCGCTCATCGCCGAATCCCGGCCGCCGCTAGAGCCCCGAGAGCGCGTCGTACCCATCGGCGAGCCCCGACGCCCGTTCCCCAAGCTCGCTCCGGGCGAAGACCCCTCCGAGTCTTAAGGTCACTCCCAGATGGCTGTCACGGTCCCTCGGCAGCGCACGCCGCCCTCGCACCGCAGATACCCACCCGATCCATAGGCAGCCCGCACCGCGTCCAAGTCGTCGAACTCGGTACCGTCGATGTCCGCACAAGGCTTGCACCGGTTCGCGTCGTTCTTCTCGCTGGCTACATACCGGGCCGTCGGCGCGGCGGCGAGAGTGGCGATCCGGCCCGCGTTCTGCGCCCGATGCAACGCGCCCCCGAGCTGGTCACGGCGGAACCAGTTCTTCAACCCCCGCAGGAACCCGCCCACCTTCTCCGCGACATCCGAGCCCCGCACCCCCGGCACCAGCAGGCGCAGCGCCTCACGGCCAGCCGAGGCGGCAATGTCGGCGGCAACGAGCGCAGCAGTAGCAGCAGCGATCTCGATCAACTCCGAGCCGAACGCATTCCGCAGCCCCTTGTCGACCTTCGGCGGCTTCACCTTCACACCCTGCTCGGCAGCCTCCGCCGCCATCTGCACGGCCGCCACCTCAGCCATGTCACCCAGCGCCCGCCGCAGCACCTCGATACCCGGCCCCGCATCCACCACCAGCGTCGCCAACGCCTCCGTGTCCCCCGCCTCCACCGCAGCCGCGATCTGCTCTTCAACGGCTGCGTACTGGGCCTCCGCGACCGGCCCCCACGCCTCCAACAGCGCGCCGAGCGCCTCCTCGAACTGCTCCCGCACCGGGCTCAGATCAGGCTCCACAGCAGCGCGCGGCAGAGCGCGAGGGCCGGCCAACGCCGCGTTGTACGACGGCAACGCACGCGGCGCCGGCTGGAACGGAACGTGGTGGTGCAGGTCGAGCCGAGCCGCCGGCGCCGGGGCTGGTGGCGCAGGAGCGGGCGCGGGAGCCTGCGCGGGCAGGTCGAAGCCCAGCATCGGCAGAATCAGCGGAGCGAGCGTCGGAGCCTTCGTCACCAGCGACACCAGCAGCTCGCGGTCCTGATCCGCGCCGGGCTGCCCGAACGCCATCTCCGGCAGCTCCAGCGCAGTGGCCACATCGGGCGCATACCAGCCCGCATCCACGAACAGCTTCGCCGCTTCGGCCTTCGTCTTCAGCTCCGCGTTCCGCGCCTCCGCGTCCGGGGGTACCGGGTCGCAGTAGTCGAACTCCAGCATCCGGGCGGCATCCTTGCCGTACAGCGGCAGGAGATCATTGAGCAGGGCGCCCTTCCAGCGTTCCAGGCGTGGCACCGTCAGCTGTTCCGCGAACAGCACTTTCGACGCTTCAGCCGTGGCCCGGTTCACGTCCCCGACCTCACCGAGGACGAACGCCGGCGCGCCGAACGCCTCCCGGATCACATCCCGGGAGATCTGCCGGAGCTCGGCGAACTGCATGTCGCGCTGCGTGTACTTGCGGTCCTTCCACGTGCCGTGCTCGATGAACGCGACCCGGTGGGCATTGGCAACACCCTTGTGCTGCTCGTTCCAGCGCATCTGGAGCTGGTCCCACTCCGGGTCGGACAGCGGCGTCGGGAGTTCGATGATCCCGCCCGGTTCTGCGGAGTTCATGAAGAAGTTGCGGTTCCACTCCGCGCTGTACCGGGACGCGTCCAACTCGGTCAGCACCGACTGCACCGGCCCCATGCCCCGGTACGGGTCCAGCGGGTTCGGCATGCGGATCTGGATCACGTCCTCCACACGGAGTGCGATCTCCTGCCCGTCCGGGCCGGTGTACAGGTAGCCGGAGATGAAGTCGACCGGGTGCGGTACGGGCTGGATACGGTCCGGGCGTACCGGCCACAGCTCCAGCGGCATCGGCGAGCGGGGGTTGCGGGCGATGACGATCCAGCCCTCGCCGGTGAGGTCGATGTGCTGCTGGACCGTCTCCACCAGCTCCTGTCGGGTGAAGAACCGGTTGGGCTTGTTCCACAGGTCGAGGACAGCATGCTGCGTGACCTCGACACGGTCCTCTGGCAGCCCGGACGGCGCTTTGCGGTACAGCTTCCAGTCGACCAGCGCCGTCGCATTCGACGTGCGGTTGACGATCGAGAACAGAGTCCCCACCGTCCCCATCGCCCGCATCTGCGCCTCAGCTCCGCTGGGCGCCCGCCACGGAATGCTCAGTCCGCCACGCGACGACACGTACGGCACCGGCGCCTTGTTCCTCAGAGCACGTAGAGACCTCATCGGGCCGCCCCCTTCTCGCCGTCGGACAAGACACCCATCAGCAGGAACGAAGCGCAGGCCCCGGCGAGTCCGGCGCCCACACCCCAGGTCACCCAGGCGGACGCCGTGCCGCACGCGAAGCCCGCGGTCGTGTACAGGCCCGCTCGGGCCTCGGAAGCAGCGGACGCGGCCTTGGCGAGGCGGGCGCGGGCCGCGGCAAGTGTGGCGGCTGTCTTGGTCACGCCGGCCTCCCAATCGGGTTCGACTACCTGGCATTGTCCACGGAAGTCCAGCAGGGCGGGAGGCGGAAGGCGATCACAGCCACCGCACACGGGTACGCCCCACCAGATCACGGGCCGCGCACATGTACCGCATGGCGTCCATCGCATGGTCGTTCTTCTTCACCGGTTCCTCCTTCAAGCCGCCCGCGTTGCCGGGGCGCACGGCCCACACGTAGCCGGTGATCTCTTCCGTTGCGTCCGTCGGCAGCGCGGCCTCTTCGAGTTCCGGGTCGGTCTCCACGAGGGAATCGCGGCAGATGAACAGGCGCGGCCTGCCGTCCGGCTGCACCTTCAGCCGGGACTGCACGGCCTGGATCCCGTCGCTGACGGTCTTCTTGGCGGCCGTTGTACCCATCTCAAGGTGCCGTTCCAGAGTGGCCCGGTCTTCGGCGTCGTGGTCGCAGATGATGGCGCGCGGGCGAGGCTCTGTCCACTCCAGCACGCACTGCTTGCAGCCCTGGCAATCATGGTCAGCAGCCTTGGACCCGCAGCACTGCTTGCAGCGGCGCACGAGGCGCAGGATGTGTCTTGCGTGGTCCTCAACCAGTTGCCGGGTCCGGTAGATCTGCCTGTACAGATACAGCCTGCCGTCGCCGTCCTCGGCCCACCACTGGGCGCTGAACGGTGCGGTGTAGCCGAAGTCGACGGTGATCCATCTGGTCCAGTCGTCGGGGATGTCGAACTGGTCAATGAGGTGGATGGCCGGGTCGAAGCTCTCGTAGACCTGCCCTTCGGCTGCCACCCATAGCCCGAGCCGGAGCCTCTTGTAGCGGACGCCGGTGAGGGCGTCGAGCTTGCTGATGTACGCCTTGCCTCGCTCGGTGAGGGTGCCGTCGGCGTTGTACAGGACGGGGTTGTCCTCGTGGCGGCACCTGATCATGGTCGTGGAACTGCCGAGGCAGCGTTGGTGTAGCCAGTGATCTGGCTTGTCCGGGTTGCAGTCTGCGATCAGCTGTTGGAACGATACGACGCCGTTCCTAAGGCGGGTGGTGATGTTCTCCCAGTCTGTGGTGGTCAGCTCGATGGCTTCCTGGGCGTACGCAGCGTCGTACTCCGAAGACATGATCTTGGTCGGCTTGTCCATCCCGCCGATCATGATTCGAGAGCCGTTGCTGTACCGGTACTGCGGCGGCTCCTCCGCCGAACCCCCGTAGAACGACACGATTCCCGTTGCCAGAGCCTCCTTCGCCACATGCTCTCGGTACGTGACCAGAGCGGTGGACCCTAGGGACTCCCTGGTCTTACGGACGATCAGACCGCGCATCCCTTCATTCGAGAGCGCCATCAGATGCAGCTTCTCCAGGCAAGCCCGGCTCTTTCCGGTGCCCGCCGGCCCGCTGAGAAGCACCTCAGGGGCCCGGCACCGCATCACCTCCAGCGCCGAGCCCCGGGGTTCGTACCGATGGACAAGCCCCGCAGGCGCCGTCATGAGGCGCCCTGCGGGCGGGGTGGTCTGTGACGCCCGCAGGTGCACCCGTCGGCGCAGTGCTTACCTGGCTTGCCGCGACGAGCGACGCTCATCTTCGCCCTCGCCTCGGCGCTCACCTCGTGTCCCATCTTCGCCGCGCTGAGCCGTTCTCTCGTCTCTGCGGTACGCACGTACGACTGGTGCCGTCCGCATGTGCAACCTTCAGGGCACTTCCGCGATCCGACCACGGGCTTGTTCGCGGACTGCACCTTGGGGGTTGTCCAGCGGCAGTTGCCGGGCTCGTAGTTGCCGTCATTGTCGATGCGATCAATGGTTGCACCCTTGGGGCGCTTCCCCATGTCAGCGAGGAAATTCCGGAAGTCTCGCCACCGCCCGCACACTGTGATGCCACGGCCGCCGTAGCGCTCCCATCCATCATGGTTCGGGTTGGTGCAGCGCTGAATCATCGCCTGCCACGAGCCGTAGGTCGGGGTGTAGCCGGACTTCCACGTGTGCCCGTGATGAGGCGCCCTCTTTGCCCGGGCCTCCTCTGTTTTCGTGCCAGGAGGCAGCCAACTCACGTTGCCGGGGCCGTAGTCGGCATTCCTGTTGAGGCGAGTCAGAAGGGTGCCGTCGGGGCGCTCGCCCATGTCCTCCAGGAACGCTTCGAAGCTCGCTCGCCACCGCTCGCATACGGCATTGCCGTAGCGGGCCTTCAAGTTCTGCCACGAACTGTAGGTGGGACTCGCCCACCCTTTGCGGGTGTGTCCATGCTTCGCCATGGTCATCACCCTATTTCAAAGCCTCTACGTCCACCCCTACAATCTCGTACTTGACGCCGCCGGAGTGTTCCACCTTGGCGGGTTGGTCGGCGCCGTAGAGCTTGCGGTAGGACTCGCGTACGCGGAGGAGCCGGTCGATCGCGGCCAGCTTGGGGCCGTCGTCGAGGATGGGCCGGCCGTCGTCGTCCTTGACGATGCGCCCGTGAGAGACGGTGACGTGGTCCCGCTGTAGGACTTCCAGTGCTTCCACGAACAGGTCGTCCAGGTGGGCGGCTTCGGCGGCAACAAGTTCGGCGCCGGCTTCGCGGATGACGGCGTCGCGGCAGCGTTGGATGGCGCGCCAGGCGTCGCTTTTGTTGTTGTAGCCGACGGCGTCTGCGATCTGCTGATAGCTGAGCCGGGGGTTCTCTGCTTTGAGGTGTGCGGCTCGTGCGGCTTTCTCGGCGGCGGGCTGGCTGGGTTCGAAGCGGCCGGTGTTGTTGTTGTGGGGGCGGTCGTTGGGGTGGGCGCTGTCGGTCACCGGGCCCCCTTGTTTGGTGTGCGGTTACTGGTTGGCGTGGTTTGATGGTAACGAGGGTGCGCAACTGGTGGGCGTCGGTGCGCGCGGAAGAGCCCCCGGTCCGGTCGGGATCGGGGGCTCTGCGCGTTCCTCTGTGCCGTGCGGGGCGTATGCCGTACCTTTCCCGCACTGAGCAAGGGGGGTACGCCATGAGGCGCCACATCATGATCACTGCCGCTGTGCTGCTGCTCGCGGGCTGTTCTGGAGGCAGCGACGGTAAGGCGGCGGCCGAGACGCGGGCCTCCGCCGAAGCCAGCCCGAGCGAGACGGCTGTACCGAAGCTGTCGGAGGAGTGGGGGCCGAAGCTGGACGCCGCCGGCGACGGGGTGGAGGACGGGGTGTGTACGGAGGTGGGTTCGCCGGGCTGCGTGAAGCACATCACGGCGCTGACAGAGGTTGTGTACGACGTAGAGACCGCGATTGAGGAGGCTGATGCGGTGGTCTTGTATCCGCGGTCGATGAAGCACATTGAGGGCGTGGAGGCGGCGTCGAAGGCGTATGTGGCGGCCGAGTGCAAGGGCTCCACGGATACGGCGTTCGGGGATTCTGTGTGCGCTGGGTATACGGCGACGCTGCTGTTGGGGCCGGCCTCGTTGTCGATGACGATGGTGACGGACGAGTTGTCGCGGTAGAGGCGGATGCAAGGGAGCCCCCGACGGTTGTCGGGGGCTTCGGCGTGAACGGGGTCAGGCGTTGCGGAGGATCTGGTACCTGCGCTCGGCTTCGGGCGACCGGTCGTTGAGCCAGCCCTCGCCGTGCTGGTCGCAGTACTTCGAGTCCTCCTCGCTGCCGGGCGCGAGTCGGCAGTGGTCGTGCTCGTCGACGCGGGGGCAGCAGCCGCAGGTGGCTTCACAGCACTCGTCGTCCGGGTCCTGCGGGGTGGGCGGCGTGCAGCCGGTACAGCGGTCGCCCGTGCAGTACGGGGTGCTGCGTGCCTCGTTCTCGGCGAGCGCTTCGGCGTGCAGACGGTCCATGATGCGGCCGGGCAGATCAGTCACGGCGTCTCCCCTTTCAGGCGTTCGGCCCGCTGCGCCGGGCGTAGGCGTCGCGGTACGGCTGCTCGTGTTCGCGGACCTTGTCGGCGATCTCTGCCGCGAGTTGCGCGCCGACGAGCCCCCGGAACCGTTCCTCTTCCCGCACTTCGAGGGCGACGCTCCGCTTGGTGTACAGCAGGCACTCCTGCTCAGGCCCGAACCCGACCGTCAGGTATGCCTCGATGGTGTCGTCGTCGGGGCCGGGCAGCAGGTCGACGCTGTAGCAGCGGGCGTCACGATCGCCGCTGTCGGGGTCGGTGAACTCGGTGCCGCCGCTCATGCGGTCACTGTTGACGGTGTTGCCGGGGTAGTCGGAGTGCAGCGGCCACAGTTCGAAGCCGAGCCCGGCAGCCGCCACCGCGGTGGCGGCTTCGAGGATGGCGTGAGCCTGACGGAGACGCATACGGGAATCCTGTCGTGTCGGGCGGTCAGCCGGGAGTGAGTGAGCCGGGACGCACGTGCCATGCCTTGGCGCGCCCGGTGTCGGGGTCGGTGAGCATGAGCCGAGGGTCCTCGACCGGGTGCGCGCGACGGCAGCAACAGATCCACACACGGTAGACGCGGCCGTGGGCTTCGGCGACGGAGCCGTGGTAGGAGACCGTCTGGCCCTCAACGTAGGGGTAGGCGAGCATGACGGGCTCCTTGCGGATCGTGCTGGTCTGGTTCGTCTGCTGCGCCGCGAAGTTGGTCTATGCGCACCTCGCGTAGTCGGCGGCGAGCAAGTGGCGGGTGCCCTTGTAGGAGTGGAGGCCGGTGTACAGCGCCTCGTCGATGGGGCCGTAGACCATGACGTGCACCCAGTGGCCGGTGGTGCGGTGCTGCGCCCACACGCGGAGGGGCTCGCTGCCGGTGGCGGCGCGGTAGGCCTTGGCGACGTGCCGGCCGTACCAGGACTGGACGCCGTCCTTGAGGTCGCCGCCACCGACCCGCTGGAGGAAGTCGCCGGTGCGAATCAGCCGGCCTGCTTCGACTGCTGCGGCGATGAGGCCGGAGAGGGTGCGGTAGCCGAGGGCCTTCGTGGTGTGGGTGGCGGTGCGGAGGGTGTTGCGGCGGGTGCGGGTGGCGGCGGTCATCGGGTCCCCCTGGTCTTACGCGGTTTCTGTATTACGAGAATGACCTACGTGAGCACCCCTGTCAAGGCTCTCGCGCAGATGAATCAGGGTTTCTGTAATACGTCACATGCGCATGCGCCCCGGCCGAGTAGGCGGCCGGGACGCTGTCATGTCGGGCGGTTACTGCTGCCGGAGTTGGATGATGGTCTCGTCGACGTGCGGCGGGCACGCAGGTGTCTTGTCGCCGCTGAGCGTGTCCCAGCTGAGCCCGGTGCCGGTGGTCCACTCGGTCCACCACTGGCGTCCATAGGGGTGCGGGCGGCGCATGGACCGAAGGCCACAGTCCTGGCAGGTCTTGCGGAACTCGGTGTGGGCAATCCAGCGGTGCCGCTTGTTCGGCTTCTCGGTGGCCATCAGCGGGACTCCTTCGGCCGGTCGCCGCACAGCTCGCGGTGCAGATTGGCGGTCTCCCCGTGCCGGGCTGCGATCTCGCCCTCGTTCTTCGCCCGGCAGTCGCTCAGGAGCCACGACACCACGCGTCCATCGGTGGGTCGGGCGACCAGGACGCGGGAGGAGTCCTCCGGGTTCACGCTGACGAACTTGAACGTCCGGCCATCCGCGTGCACAACCCGCTCGCCCGGCTGGAACGGCGCCTCGTCAGCGTTGGCCTGGGCCGTGAATTCGACGGTCAGTTCGTCGACGAAGGGGCGACTGCGGTCTCCCCACGGGCACTTCTCGTCCGCGTCCCAGTTGACGCCGACGTACTCGCGTCCGTGGTTGGGGTGGTTCGGCAGGGCGACGCGGCCGACGTCGACCCCGTTGACGGTTCCCGTGCGGCCCTGGGCGTCCTTGACGCGGGTGCCCTTGGGGAGGTCGGCAGCAGTGCGGGCGGTGGCCGGCTGGTCGGCGGTGGCCTTGCTCACGCAGCGGTGGTGCCAGTCGGCCTGGCGCAGGCGTGCGGTGCGGCCCAGCTTGCGGGACTTGCCGCCCCGGAAGACGTCTTCGGCGAGCGGATTGTGGCCCGTGATCTCGACGGTCACGGTCTTGTCGGTGACCTTGGTGACGGTGCCGGTGCGCCACAGGTCGCCGCCGTCGCCGCCGAATCCGTTGTTGGCGGTGACGAACCGGACGCGGTCTCCCTCGCGCACGTCCTGGAATGTGACGGGCTCGAACGTCTCGGTCTTGTTCTCGGTCATCGTGGTCACCGTTTCTCCCTGCTTGCCGCCGGTTTCTGTAATACGAGAATGCACCCGGACCGGCAGGCTTGTCAAGCGGTCTCCGCAGATAGATAGTGGTTCCTGTAATACAGCGACTAAGGAGGACTCATGGCGCGGCCCGCCACCGGCCAGACACCCGTCAAAACCTTCCGCCCGCCCAAGCCCCTCTGGGACGAGGTGATGAAGCACGCCACGGCAGAGAAGCGCCCATACGCCGACGTACTCATCGAGGCACTGCACGACTGGCTGAAGAAGAAGGACCGGCAGCAAGCAGCCCCGGTGCGTCCGGCGGGCAGCGAGGAGACCACCACATGAGCGTGACCGCCCGCGCCCGACTGCTCGCCTACCTGCAACAGTCCGGGCTCAGCACCGCGCGCGCCGAAGCCAACCTCGACGCCTACGCCCACGAGTTGGCGGAGACGGTGCGGGAACTCAGTCGTCAGGGGTACAGCGCGCAGGAGGCGGCAAACAAGATCGACCCGAAGAAGAGCGTGGGCCCGGTGCGCCCGGACGAGGAGCCCACGTGAGCGGGGTGCGGTACGAGGTACAGGGAACCCGAATGTCCTACCCAACGGAGGGCGACTGGGAGACGCTGACCCGAACCGATGACCCGGTAGCGGCGGTCCGTGTCGTGCACGAGACGGAGGGCACGTTCTGGCGCCGCTTGCTGGAGGACGGTCAGGTCGTCCTGGCTCGCGTCTGAGCCCACCGCATGACGACGGCCCCGCCAGTTGTGGCGGGGCCGTTCCGTGTTCAGGTGCGGCAGCCGTGCTGGTATGAGCCTCACGGCTTGCCCCCCACACGACTGCCGCACCGCGACGCTACGCCCACCCCCAGACGCCTGTCACGTCCCCCGAACGAGTGACGCACAGCATGAGGAAGGCCCCGCTGCCGCGACGGGGGGACGTCGGCAACGGGGCCATGCCGGGCACTACCCGGCGCGAAACACCAGTGTGGCACCACATCTACAGGTTCGTGGTGTTCCTCCCGAACCAGCGGGCGTGATTGTGGACCTCCTGCCTGACATGCGTCACCGCCCCGCCCCGCATGCCGGCCGCGAGCAGCAGACCGACGAGGAGCGCCAAACCCGACGTCCCCATCATCGCGATCCCGGCCGCCAACTGGCCCAGGCCGAACCCCAGGCCCGCGCCCGCCGCGCCCACACCCAGCCCGCCGGCGAGGAGACGCTGCGCCAGCGGGTCGAGGAGCGGCTGCGGTGACAAGTCACGCGGCGGCAGCGCCTGCACCGCGGCAGGCGCCTGCGACTTCCGGACGGGCACCATCTCCCCGTAGGCGCCGGGAATCCACACGACAGGATCCCGTTCGTCGTACAGCTCGACCTCGGCAGGGCGGACGGCAGGCTGCCCAAGCTGGGCGTAGCGCTGGTACGGCTCAGGCAGGGACACGGGGTTGCTCCTCACGACGCGTCGCGGCGCACGGCGTAGCGGCCGAACTTGGGCTTGTGGACACGCGGATCGGCGCCCAGCCAGCGGCCGATCGTCGCCGCATGCGGGGTCTCGTAGCCGTGCGGCTTGAAGAACCGGTCGAAGATCTCCCGGATCGCTTCCGGCCCGATGCCGTCCTCGCCTGCTTTCTCGACGATCCCGAAGACCATCTCCTTGCGCGGATCGCCGTCGTTCTCCGCAGCCACGGCTGCGGGCGGCTCCACAGCAGGCGCCTTCCAGGTGACGCCGCCGCCCGCGAGGATGTCCATGAACTGGGCGTCCAGGTCACCGTCCCGGCCGCCTGCCTCGTTCATCGCTTTGTGGAGCCGACGCTGGGCTTCTTCCGCCTGGTCGATCGCGGCCTGAGCCTCGCCGCCAGCCGGGCTGGTGCCCCAGTCGGCGGTGATGCTCCGGCCCCGCGGGCGTTCCTGCAGCGTCTCCTCGGCCGGCATCTCAGCGGGGGCGGGGGCGGGTCCGGTGCCGAAGAGGTGGTCGGTGTTCATCCACCGCTGCTCGTAGGCCTCACCGGCCGCGCGCCGCGACAACTCGTCCAGCTCGGGGCGCCGGTCGGTGGTCGCCTTGACAATGTCGATGAGCTGCGCGGGCTTCACCCGGTACACCTTGATCGGGTGGACCTGGCCTTCGTCGTCCCGCACCAGCGCGCACCCTGGGTAGGGGGCGTCCTCGGCGGAGGCGTTGTGGTTGTAGCCGAAGAAGTAGTTCAGCTCTGCGTCGTCGGCGACCTTCATCGCGGCCTTGAACACCGACTGCTTGAGGATCTGCGGGTCGGAGATAACGTCCTGGGTGGCCCGCAAACCGCTGGTGGTTTCGTTCACGGCGGCCGCGCGGGCAATCTCCAGGGTCTGCACCAGATTGTCGGCGATCCCCCGCAGGGTCTCGTCACGCCGGGAGCGGGTGGAGAAGATCTCCGCACCCTCGTCGTTGAACACCCGGATCTCCGGGACCTCATGGTCGACGGGAAGCTTGTCGTCGTTCGCGGCGATCTCCCGGTCCTGGTAGCCGACCTTGCGGGCCTTCGCGATCCGCACCAGCGCAAGCGCCATGGCGTGCGCCTTCTGCGGGGTGTCCGCAACCCAGTCGATCGGCGGCCGTCCCGGGCGTCCGGCCGCATGCCAGGCCCGCAGCCACTTCAGGGCGAGCCCACCGCCGTTGAGGTCGATGACGAAGGTGATCGAGTCGGTCATGCGGCACTGGTTGCAGATCATGACGTTCATCAGGTTCGTCTTACCGGAGCCTCGGCGCCCGACGAGGAGCATCGACGTCTGCCGGTTCACCGGGCCTTCGGGTGTGCCGTCGGGGAGCACGCCGATCGGGGCGGGCGCGTTGACGGTGAGTGGCGAGTAGTCCTCGGGGTAGTACACGTCGTCGACGAGACGGTTCACTGTGGACACGTGGAGGAGGACGGCGCCGCGGTGCGTACCCGGCCCGACCTCCACGCCACAGCCTTCGGGGAGCCGCGCGTCGGAGGCGAGCTGCTCCTTGTAGACGCCGATGTCCTTCCAGCGGGTGCCGCCGGCGCCGCATTCGCCGTCGAGGCTGAACCCGCCGCCGGACTCCCACACTTCCACGCCGACGATCTGCACGACGGCTCCGGCGCAGACGCGGACGATGCGGTCCTCCCACTCGTCGGCGATCTTCTGCCGCTTCCCGTCCAGCGTGGCACGCCGGGCTGCGGCCTCCGCCTCGATGCGCTTCTCCTCCGCCTTCGCCTCGACGCGGTGTGCCCCGGCCATCGCGGCGCCCAGGCCGAGCGCCCCGGCGGCGAGAGTGCCCAGCATCGTCTGCGACCACGGCCCGCTGGCGATGGCCCACGAGCACCAGCCGCCCGCCCCCAGCCATCCGGCCGCCCGCAAGGCGAGGGTGGCCGGGGTGACCTGGCGTCGGCGGCCGGCGATGTGCGTGCCGAGCAGTCCGGCACCGGCGGTGAGGCCGGCCCACTGCCACGGCATGCCGGTGGCGTGGCCGGCGTAGCCGACGGCGAGCGCGGCCACGGTGGTGTTGATGGGGCCGGTGACGGGGCCGTGTTTGGCGTCCCAGTCGAGCTTCACGAGCGTGCTCCAGATCGGGGGGTCAGAGGTTGTTGGAGACGTCCCACATGCGCTCGCCCTGGCGGGGGTTCTCCAGGCGGGCGATGTCGACGTCGTGGAGCTGGGTGAAGGCGGGCTTGAGTTCGGCGGCGAGTTCGGCGGCCTTGAGCTGGAGGCCGTGGATCTGCCGCAGGATCTCGATGATGTTCGGGTGGAGCGGCCAGTTCGCGTCGGCGTTCTCGACGGTCGTCTTCAACGCTTCGGCGTGGATCCGCTGGGCTTCCTCCAGGCCGGTGAAGTCCTGGCCGACTTGGAGCATGCCGGTCGGCTGGTAGGCGGCCGCGGCGCGCGCCATCTCTGTGGCGGCTGCGACGAAGTGGTGTCCACCGGACAT